CAGCACTCCGGAGACGGCCGCGAGGAAGAGGAACCCCAGCGGGGCATAGATCAGGCCGAACCCGGCAGCGCCGAATCCGGCACAGAGCAGGACGAGTCGATCGAAGAGCTCGAGACCCGCCAGGCGGGCGATCAGGCGTCTCATGCGTTCCCCGATCCGTAGGTGCCCCAGGTGTTGTCTCTGTAGCTCATCACGCCGTAGCGCCAGGCGTCGCAGCCGTCGTCGCCGACCTCGACCGGCACTTCCTTGAAGCCGCCGCCGCGCTCGGCCTGCCAGGCGTAGCCCGGGATCTCGCCCAGGAGCCCGCGGCAGGCCGGGTCGACCGTGATGCCGAGCGCGATCGCCTCGGTCACGGCGCCGATCCCCATGGCGACGTCGTTGTTCGCGCCGACCATCGGCAGGCCGGCCGCCTGGCATTCGGCGATGGCCCCGGGCTCGCTCGGGTCGGCGTAGAACATCTCTACGTTATAGGCGAGCTTGAACGCCAGGAGCAGCGGGATTAGCTGGCCGACCGTCCTGCCGCGCTGGTAGATTTCGGCCAGAACGGCCAGCCGGCCCAGGCCCGTCTCGCCGATCACCTCGCAGGCGAACGGGTGGGTGAAGCCCCAGTCGATGCCGGCGTGGACGTGACGGAAGGGGCCCTCGGTGCTGCGGATCTGCGCATCGGGCAGGGTCCAGATGACGCCCTCGGCCGCGACCCACAGGCCGCGCGCCAGCCGCCGGGCGTCGGCCGTGTCGCCCATCGCCGCCAGGCGGATCGGGTAGTCGTCGGGCAAGAAGGCGTTGTCGCGGAGGTCGAGGTACTCGCGTCCTTCGCCCTCGCCGAAGTGCAGCTTCAGCCAGTGCCGCGGCCAGGCCGGGTTGGTCACCGCGGCCAGCTGGCGATACGGCAGCGTCTGGCGGCGAAGGCGGCCGCCGACCATGATCCAGTCGGTCTCGTCGAGCTGGATCGCCTCGTCGACGCCCGCCCAATCCAGGTTGGCCGAGCCGATCTTCGAAGGCTGGTTGGTCGTGGGGTCGTGGTCGAGGCCCAGGAACCAGATCCGCGACGGGTTGGCGCGGTTGCCGAAGTCCACCCAGTGCTCGTTGGAGTTGCGCCGGACGATCAGCTCGGTCTTGGCGACCTCGTTCCAGAAGGTGCGCTCCGTCGTCAGCGCCAGGTCCTTGTGAACCTTGCGGATGATGGCGAGCTCAGCGCCCGGGTGCGAGAGGCCGAGCCACCAGGCCTTCTCGACGAGCACTCGGCTCTTGCCCGAGCCCATCTGACCGGATCCCAGCAGCTCGGGCGCCTCGCTCTCGAAGAAGCGGCGATGCTCGGGGCTGGCCCAGGTCTGCGGGTACGGGATGTGGATCGAGCCGCGTGGTCCCATGACGGCCAGGCGGGCGTGGATGGCGTCGGCGAAGTCGAGCGAAGCCATGGCCGCCATCAGTTACGGCTCCCGGCCGGGATGGCCTCGAACGTCACGAGCTCGTTCATGGCCAGGGACTTGCGTCGCTCGAACTCTTCGTCGGGCAGCCCCTCGAGGGCCCGCACGATGACCCGCGCCACGAGGTCGGCCTGGGTCTCGATCAGGGCGATCGCCCGCTCCGCGATGCCCGCCTTGATGGCCTCCGCGGCGTACTTGGCCAGGCGGTCGCACCAGTCGCCGTAGAGCTTCACGATGGCCCGGACGTCCTCACGCATGCCGAGCGTGGTCGAACTGTGGACGCCCCAACGGTCGGTCCGGGACTGCGCCTCCGACTCGCGCGCCGTCACCGCTATGCCCAGGGCCCCCGCCTGCAAGCGGAGGAAGTAGACGTTGCCCGCGGCCTCGGACACGAGATCGAGCAGGGCCTGCTGCGGGTTGGTCTCCAGAGGTCGCCCGAGGCGCTCAAGGGCCTGCTGGGCGGCTTCGGCGTGGGCGTGCTTCTCGCCATTGGGGCTGGTGCCGCCGTGCAGCCGGCACTGGCCTGCGTGCTTGTGATCGGTGCCCCAGCCCTTCACTCGCCGGCACGGGCGCTCGCCGTTGAGCGGGTTGGTCTTGGCGCCGCAGTGCTTGGCCGGGTCGAAGACGACGGGGGTCACAGCTGCACCGCCTTGCGGCCCGTGAAGGCCTCCCAGCGCTTGATGGTGACCGCGACGTAGCGCGGGTCGATCTCCATCGCGTAGCAGCGGCGGCCGAGTTGTTCGGCAGCGATGATCGTGGTGCCGGAGCCCACGAAGGGGTCCAGGACGGCCTCGCCGACGGCGCTCGAATTGCCGAGGCAATAGGCGACCAGCTCGACGGGCTTCATCGTCGGGTGCTCTTCGGAGCGCTTCGGGCGGTCGAAGGGCAGGACGCTCGACTGGCTGTGGTCACCGTGCCAGCGAGTACCTTCGTGGTCCCCACGGCCCGGCCTGCCGGCTCCGGGCCCGTAGCCGTAGAAGATCGGCTCGTGCTGGTAGTGGTAGTCGCTGTGACCCAGGACGAACACGTCCTTGACCCAGACCAACTCCTGGTGGAGACGCCAGCCGGCGTCGATCAGCGCCTGGGCAAAGGCGGGCATCCGCGGGCCGGCCGGGCCAGCACAGTAGAACGGGCAGCCAGGGGCCACAACCGCGAGGGTGGCCGCGAAGACGGCCCGCACCAGGGCCGAGGCGTCGACCGCGTCGTTCTCGATGGTCAGGGCGTCGCGGGTCTTGCCGACATAGGCCACGCCGTAGGGAGGATCGGTCCAGACCATGTCAGCGAGGCCCCCCCCCAGCAGTCGGGCAAGGTCATCGGCCTTCGCGGCGTCCCCGCACAGCAGCCGGTGGTCGCCGAGCGCGAACAGGTCGCCGGCCTTGATGCCCGTCGGCTCGAGCGGTGGCGCGTCATCGGGGTCTGTGCGGCCCACCGTCGGCTTCAGTGGCGCGAGAGAGTCGAGCAGGGCCTGGAGCCCGGGCGTCTGCTCGTTCAGCTGGCTGAGCAGCTCCTCGAGCTTCGCCTCGTCGGCGCTGGCCATCGCGCCGATCGGGTCGAGCGTGGCCAGGACGAGCGCCTCCTCTTCGGGCGAGAGGTCGACGTAGAGCACCGGCACGCTCGTTTCGTGGCGGGTGATCGCCTCTTCGACGCGGGCATGGCCATCGACGACGAAGCCGGTCCGGCGGTTGACCATGACCTGCTGGACCCAGCCGACCGTCTGGAGCGAGCCGCGGAGGGCGTCGCGCTGCGGGCCCGGGTGCGTGCGCCAGTTGGCCGGGTTGGCCAAGAGCTGGTCGGGCGCGACCTCGCCGGTGCCGACGATGCGGTTGCGCCAGGCAGCCGAAAGCGGGCGCTGCTTCGCGCCCGCTCGTTCGGTGCCGATCGTGTCGATCGCCAAGTTGACTCCCCGCGAGTAGGGGACCGTCCGAACCTCCCTCCACTCGCGACTCGCGGAGGCCCGGGTTGCGCCGGCGGCGCTATCCAGACGTCGTCAGGCCGACCTCCAGATGACGGTGCGGCGCGGCTTGCGGCCAAGGGTCTCGAGCGGAGTCGTCATCGACGCCACGGTGACCTCGGGGACGATCTGCAGGAATGCGATCAGCCAGTCCAGCAGCGCATTGAACGTCTTAGGACAGCGAGGGAACGAGCAGGCAACGGGTACGGAGTGCGGCATCACTGCGCCTCTGCCGTCAGCACGAAGTCGATGGGATCGCCAAGGGTGGCGCTCATGCGTCCGACTATCTCCCAAGGCGAACCGTCGATGCTCGTCTCGTATCGCAGGCCATTGGCCAAGGCAACGATGGCGTGGCGCGGCAGGATCGGCAGACGGGAGATCGTGCGCATGAGCAGCCAGCGCCATGCCGGACGCCAGCGCATCCGCACTGAGACGCTGAGGACGGCGTTAGGCATCAGTCGTCGTCCCAGTCCACAGTCGGGTAGACAGTGGCGAACCCTACTGCCTGGGTGGTGGAGCGAAGTGGCCGTGATTTCGGACACGGCTAGGCCGGGCGTGCTCTCGACTTTGCGGCATGCCAGCATGTAGTGGGGGGCGGTCATCGGTACATCGTTCGCAACGGATTGGGTCTAGATGGAGCGCCGCGATTCAGGGCAGCTAAACGCTCAGGCGACTTGTCCTCCACCCGCTTCCCGTACAGCAGCCACTCGTAGGTGGCGTAGTCGCGCGGCATGCCGAAGCGGTCGAGGTTGAACCTCGGCGGCGGCGGGGGTGGCATGCCGAAGCCCATCATTACTTGCCCGGAGCTCGGGCGATGGCGGACTGGACCTGCCCGTTGGCGATCAGTCCGATGATGGCTGCTGCAAAGCCGTTCAGCGCCACTAGCAGCGTCGCATCAAGGGGCGTCCCCGTGACCAGCGAGTAGGCTGCGGCGACGAGGTTGATAGCGGCCTGAGCGGCTACCAACCAGAGCGTCGAGACTCTATTGAGTAACAATTGGGTATCTCCTTACGGCTTCCAGGTGACGGTCGCGTTGGGGGCTCCAACGGTTCCCGCGATGTTGACTGTCGTGTACGTCGTGCCGCCAATCGGCGTGTATGTGGCGTTGCGCTGGAGCAGGTATGTCTCGCCCTTGTCGCCATACGCAAGCCGCCAGACCTTGCTCGTGGGTGAGCCATCAGTCGAGTAGCCGGGAATCGTTGCCTCGCCGTAGACCACGAAATCGTAGCCAAGCGGCAGGACGACGAACTGCTGGGGTGAGGTGTTGGGCACGAGCCCCTTGATGTTGGAATCGGCGCCGATGCGGGCTATGCCCGTGGGGGTTCCGAGGGGTTTGGTCATGGGTTCCTCCGGGGAAGTAGGGACGGCGGTGATGGTGCGCCAGGCTTCCCAGCTCACGCCGTTGAGTGCGGAGTACGGCAGCCAGGCGCGACCGCCCGAGCCCCAATCGGTGCCCCAGGAGTTCTGCATCAGCCACGCCAACCTAGAGTCGTCCCAGCCGATGATCGTCCAGGCATGCCCGCCCGCGATTCCGCCAGAAGGGGCAGGCAGGACGCCGTTCTTCGGGCTAAACCAGGAGTTCGGCCAATCGCTCGCCACCCAGGCAGAGCCGTAGGCGACGATGGCTGTCTTGATGTCCGTCGCGTTGTTGAGTCGGGCGTAGGCGGTGATCTTGACTCTGTCCCCGACCTTCAGCTCGTCTGAGTCGAGAATATTCTTGACGAGTGCGCCGGTTCTCATGAGCACGTCAATCGCCACCCGGATCGAGGTTCCCTGCCCGTTCGGGTTGCCATCGTTGACCTTGCAGTAGGCGTACAGGTCGGAGCCGTCAAAGATCGCCAGATCATCGTCTACGAGGTCCGCGAGGTCGACGCGAATGGCCTGGTTCAGCGCGCCCGAGAAGCCGACGCAAGCCGGAGCCGTGCCCTGGTCGAGCACCCACCAGGCATGCGGCGGAACGTAGGCGGGCGGAAGCTGGGCCACGACGGCGAAGCGGTCGAGCGAGTAGTCGCGGTCGTCCTTAGACGAGAAGACTGCGCCGAGAAGGTGGGGGCCGTAGCGGGGCGTCATTTGGGTACTGCCTTCGCAAGGATCATGGGCGCCTTGAAACGCAGGCCAAAGGCACTATGGAGCGCCTCATGCCCGATCTTCTGGTTGCACCGATGGCCGTCCTTGTCGCGAATGGGACAACGGGTGCCCCTTTCGGTGGTCATGAGAACCGTGGTCATGCGAATGCCCAACTCAGTCATTCGAACACTCGCTTGGTGGCAGCAGACTGCACAGGCTTGCCATGTGAGAACGGCGCAGCGAGCCACGTCGCGGAGGAAAGCCACAACTCAGCCCCCAAACGGTCCATCGTAGGAGTGACAGCTTTGGTGCCGTCACGGAAT